GCGTCTGCTGTTCCCTGGGAAGCAGAAGCAGGATGGGCAGGTAGAACAGAAGGTATGACCGCAAAAGCATTGACTGCCTGTGCCGAAGGTAAGATGTGGGAAGTATATCAACCTACACCACTAACTGAGAAGTGGTTGCGGGAAGAAGGATTTATGGACTAAATACAAGAGCCTTGCTCTTGTTAAATGTCAGAAGAAGTAAAAGAATCGAAAGAACAAGAAAAGAAAAAAGGATTTTTTGGTAAAGTAAAAGATGCTGCTACTGACCATGAAAGTCAGTTAGAAGCAATTAGCACTATGGTCAGACTTGGTATTCTTGTTTGGTCTGGTGGTATTTTGACTCTTGCTTATATCAAACTACCTGCTGCTTTTGGTATTCCGGAGCAAAAACTTGATCCTACTTTCATCGCATCCGTGTTCACCGGAGTTCTAGCTACATTTGGTGTCCAGACTGCAAAGAAATCTGGTGATGGTACAATGAAGATGGGTGCTGCTGGTGGTGTATCCAAAGCAGACTTAGAAAAACTCATTGCTGCTGCCGCACAAACCGCACCTGCTCAAACTATTCGTATTGAGCAAGCACCAATTCAAATCGCAACTGCTCCTAAGAAAGACGGAGAACCACCTGTAATGCCTACGGTATAGTAAAATGTTACTCTTAACCATGTTTATTGTTGGTCACATGGAAATCGGTGATGGTGTATGCCGAACTGATTTAATGATGATTGATAAACCAATCGCAATTGAATATCCTTGTGAATATTATTCTGAATTGAAAGATTTAGATAAGAAATTGCAAAATTGGTAAAATGAAACTCAATTTAAAGTCACCCCAACCACCTAAAATGCCTAGTATTCCTAAGGTTTCTTTTAGGTGGACTGCTCTTTCTTTGGGAGCACTATTTGGGGTGGCTCATTTGGGTATTCTTGGACACTTGATAAGTAGGGATAAACTTCCAGTTATTAATCTTCCAGTTGGAGATTATACTGCATATCAGGTAGAAGCATCTAAAGAAGGATATCGTATTCAGTATCGTGCTAACTCTCCTCATGTAATGGGTAAAGATAAGGTTATTGTGAAGAAGAATGGATTCTTTGGTATTGGTGGAGACACTAAGATAGTTCAACAGGAACAGTACACCATGGACGGAGCAACTCATCTCCGAGGTGGTGAAGTGGGAAAGTTGACTGCTCAAAACCTAGAATGCATCAAGGCGGAAGGTGGTGGAGAATCAACGGGAAGAATAGTCGGTGCTAGTGTGGGTGCCGCTGCTGCTCCTTGGTTCACTAGCATTCCTTATATTGGATGGGTTGCTGCTGGATGGGTAGCAATGTTTGGTCAAGAAAAGGGTGCTGAAATTGGAGGAGAAATTGCTACTGCGGTGAAGGATTGTGAATGATATAAATGATCCAGTCTGGTCTGTGATTATTCTTTTATGTTGCGGACTCGCATTTACGGCATATTGTGTGATATATATCTTACGCCTCGCATTTCAGGAGATGGAAGAGGATGTCCAAACGACTCAAAGCAAAGAAGAAGGGCAAACAGTCCAAACAGTTCTCGGGGAATGCGACAGCGAAGAAAGCTAAAAACGGGGGTAAGAAGTAATGGGGGCAATGACACCACCAAGTCGGAAGAGTTGTTATAACTTCCGAGTTGTAGAAATAAATAGGGTTGTAGATGGAGATACATTGGATGTCACTATTGACTTGGGTTTCGATCTTTATAAGAAAGAAAGGGTCAGAGTTGCAGGAGTCGATACGCCAGAGAAACGAACACGCGATCTCGAAGAGAAGGCACTTGGTTATGACGCAACCAACTGGCTCAAAGACAAACTCGATGGTGCTATCTCTGGTGATGATGATCTCATTATTAGGACTGAGCTTGATGGGGGTGTTGGTAAATACGGTAGACTCTTGGGATGGCTTTACATTGGAGATGAAGAAGTCTCTCTCAACGAACTGATGATTGAAGCGGGATATGCTTGGGCATATGATGGTGGAACCAAACAAAAGAACTTCGAAGAACTACGGGAGATCCGTAGAGCACACGGTACATTAGTGGAGTAATTCAATGCAAAAAGTAGTAAATGCAGTAGCACTTTTATCTGGTTTAGTATCACTTAGCGTTGTTGCTGGTGGTACTTATCTTTATTTGAATAAAGATGCGATGATTGAAAGTGCTAAGGAGCAAGCAATTAAACAAGTCACAGAAACCATAGCAGGAGCACTTCCTGGTATGATTCAGGGTTCTATGCCTAAGATGCCTAGTGCCACTGGTGGTATTATCGACACAAAACCTGCTATTCCTGGGTTATAAGACTATACATAGTATAGAATTAAGATTTTATTATGGCTACTACAACGAGAAGAAAAAATAAAGATGCCGAAAAAACATTTTTTCTTTATGTGTTTTTCTATCATCTATACTCATCAATATTGAAATTCTTTACCGATGATTGATGCCTGAAATTAGAGAAATCCAAATCAGAAATTTAGATATACCATCTATTCCTGATTGGTTGATGAGATATCCACAAGCAATACCACCAGTAGTTCCAGTAACACAAAATATTGGGACACCAATTGTTGACCTTCCAGGATGTGTTGAATCACATCCTGATGCTGGAAAGAGTAAAACACTGGCTCAGGATGATCCAGATGGTGTTATGACTTATTGTGATGGAACAATACCATCATTCAATCCAATAGATTATTCGCCAGAGGATATGACTATTGAAAGGTCTGTTCCTCCACCAAAGGTAGAAGCACCAGAAACACCAGAACTTCCAAAAACTCCAGAGATACCAAATAAAGAAACACAAACTGCTGATGTTCTGTGTCCTACACCATCACAACAAGCAAAAGAACCTGTTGGAACACTGATTGGAGGATACAGAAAAAAGGTAACTGGATATCAACTCATAGGAAATGAGTGTATTCAAATCACAGAAAAAGTTCCTTTACCCCAACAGATCATTTCTGGACTTCCTAGTCCTGGTACAGTTATGACGACTGGTGGTATTGCTGTTGTTGCTACTGGATCTGCACTGATGGCAAAACCATTGGCAGACATTCTACTGAAGGCAGTCAAACCAACGGTCAAGAAAGTTATGAAAAAGATTGCTAAGATCAGGGGGAAGGAAGAGGTGTTCTTATCTGTAGCGGAGCGCCGAGCGGAGCAGCGGGAGAGGAATCAGGCAATAAAGGCTTTGCGTTCGGCACTGAAACCGAAGGGATAGAATGTTTATGTGGAGGAATGACACCACCAGGGTTAGTAACAATCACATCCGCACACACTTTATAATATGGAGACTTGGGGTGGAAATAGATACCCTGCTTCTTCAACTCGCCACAATTCTTGAGTCTGGCGATTTCGAAGTCTAAACGCTTATTGGCAGTCAGTTGCTGCTGTAAGGCGATTTGAGTTGCTGCCGCTTCCTTACACTGCTCTTGCAACTTCTTGTCTTGTGGGATACTCCAGGTAGCACTGACGCCTAGTGAGATATTGTAGTTATCTTTTTGTCCAGTTCTTGTAGGAACATGATATAAAATATTACCAGGATTATCTAATGAACCATCATCATTAAGATCGCGCATATCATATACAGGGTCCATGTAATAAGGTTCATAAGGTTTCTGCATAGAACCCGCAGCAGTAGCAAAGGGTGTAATGTTTAGCGTTGGTCCTTGACATTGAATTCCACCACCATAGGTGTTGGTGATGTAAGGACCTTGTAGGACTTGGATGGCTTGGTTTGTGACTGAACCAGAGGAATTAGCAACAGGAGCAGCAGTGGCACTAACGCCACCAACAGTCTCAGCAAGAACTCTTTGTTGGACCAGTGCTGGGGATAGTAATCCAAAAAGAATTGCTCCTATTACTGACTGAAAATGGAAGTTGTGTCGGTTACGCTTTTTATTTCTGTCGTTCTTTGAATGATTGTTTGATTGCTTAAACCAGGACCCTGATAGGTTTCTGTGAACTGAAACGCTGCTCCAGGAGTTGTTTGGGTGAACGATGGTTTGCTTGTTAGTCCTGTCCATGATGAAGTCACGCCTTCGATAGTTACATTATTAGCACCAGTTCCTGGTGAAAGATTTCCTGATGCTGTTACTCCGTTTCCAGTTACTGAATATTGATATCCTGTGTTATAGTCTATTGAATTTATAGTCTCCGTAACCGTACTTGTTGTTTCGGTATGGGAGGTCATCGAGCCCTGTGTAAAATTTGGTACTACAGGAACTGCCCGTGAAATCGACGGGACAAATGCATAGAACAAACCCACACTTAGGGCACCGATGATATTCCTCTTCATTACCAGACTCCATTATTATCTAACGGTGATTTCACTTACAAACTGACCAGTTGCACTAGTACCACTTCCAGCAGCGGTAAGAGTCATTGCTCCCGCAGTCGTGATAGTTCCAGCAGGAGTGCCAGTACCAGCAGCAGTAGAAGTTTGAGTAGATAAAGCACTGACAGCACCTACGGTAGGAGCGGTGGTTACCAAAGCATCACCCTGTGTAAATGACTGGGTATATGAGAATGATGCACCGTCTGTTGTTTGATATGCCGTTGGAAGAACAGCAGATGAAGCAACACCAGATGAAAGTGTCCCAAGACCACCAACGTTGAGGTCTTCAGATCCAGCACCACCAGCAACATCTAATGAAACGCCATTTCCAGAGACGGAATATGTATTTCCAATTCTCTCAACTTGTGTTGCAGCAGCATTCACAGTTAGTTGAACGCTAGAAGAGAGTTTATGAGTAATATCGGCATGTGCAGGTGCCGCCATCAATAACATACCGAGAGCAATCAATGACTTTTTCATTTCTTGATTTTCAGGTTTATCTTTTTTTATTTAGTGGTTTGATTTTTATAAATATCAAAAAATTAACTTTGTTGAAGAGCTTGACGCTCGCGGGTAAATACCTTATAATATGAGGGTTGAGAGGGAAAGGCACTGTCGCTCCTCTCAACTCAATGGGCACGTAGCATAATGGATAATGCCCCCGCCTTCTAAGCGGTAGATTGCTGGTTCGACCCCAGCCGTGCCTGTTGTCCTTCTTTCGTTATGGACCCAATCAATCCAATAAAAGTTTTAATACTCATTGGAGAACTTGAAGGGTGTTATGCCCATACCAAGAAGTTGGGTTTTGAAGAGGACAATAAAATCCTTGATGAGATGAAGCAGAGGTATTATAAACTCTACTTCAAACTCTGTAAGGAACAGGGTATTAAACCCCTGTAATCCTGCTTAGCACAGTTGGTAGTTGCGCTGGACTGTTAATCCGGATGTCGCTGGTTCGAGCCCAGCAGCAGGAGCCGCCCCCGTAGCACAACGGTAGTGCATCTCACTTGTAATGAGAAGGTTGCTGGTTCAAATCCAGTCGTGGGCTTGACAGAATACTCATTCTGTCTTATAATCCCTTCCGTGTGAATGGAGTTGGGAGATTCGTCTCCCACCATTGCGGAGTTAGTTCAGCGGTAGAACGCTATCCTTCCAAGTTAGATGTCGTCGGTTCGATTCCGATACTCCGCTTCGGGAATCCGTATTCCCGCTGTTGTAAAACTTAATAAATAAAAATGTGATGAAGCCTCAACTACTCGCCTAGTCACAAAGTAAACAGAGACTTGTCGAGTCTCTTTCCATCCGCAGGTATATTACTCTGCGAGAAAATAACGAGGTATCTAAAATGATTAAATCCGTAATTGCAGCTGCCGCTGCTGCTCCCCTTTTCGCTGGTGCTGCTTTTGCAGGACCCTACGTTAACGTCGAAGCCAACTCTGGTTTCACTGGCGGCGACTATACCAGCACCACCACCGACCTGCACATTGGTTGGGAAGGCACCGC